TTTGTCTAATAAGTTGTAATAACCTGTCATTTTCGTAATTTATTTAATTGGCGTTGTTCAATTTCTTGCTTTTGCTTTTCAAAAGTAAGATAGGTGAGACACATAGTAAGTCTATAGCTGGTGACTGTGTCAAATCTTGTAACGTCTCCTTGAGCGAGTGCGTAAATTGATTGATACCAACCCCATTGTTTTCCAAATTGAGCTTGTTCGCTAAACTCGTTTGCGTCTTCTTGTTCGTCTTTATCTGCCGTTCCAAATAAGTAAGCGTAGCTGTCAATAATTCGCTTCCTAAATTCCAAAAAAAATACTTGAACTTATTGCTATGTCAACAGGCGTGAACTTCATTAACTCGTGCATTTCTTCCATTGGTATATAATCAACTATTTCGTACTTATCTTTGAACTTCATCTTTATTGGTCTGTACATCACAGCCATTGCCTTATGGTAGTCTTCCCACTTAAGTAAATTGTTTTCTAAATCTACATATTCACCAAAACTTATGTCTTCCAGATTAGTTATAAACCCAAATTCTTGACTTCCTATTTTAAACGTTGGTTGAAACTTCGGCTTTTCGCTAAACAACTTTGTAAAGTGTGTAATTAATTCGTTTAAACTTGTAAGCTTCATTTTTACAATATCCTTTAGTTCTATTCCGCAGAATATTTGTATCATTTTTTGCGCTATAAATTCTTCGTCATTGCTTCCCTGTTGAACCTTTATAAATTCTTGGTAGCTTTTTAATGGTATTTCACTTAAAGTTGTTGGTACGTTTATTTCTAACTTCATATCTTAATAATTAATTATTCGTGTTTTTGTTGTGTTCGTTTTTCTGTATGTAATCGTATGCTTGTTTCAGTAAGTTAATATCTCTAATGTCTCGTAAATAAATACGAACCTTTACACCTTTTTTTTGGTATATGTAAATTTGAACCGCTTGCATCATAATTTCTAAATCATTCATCGTATAAAATATTGTCCGTGTGTATTGTTTAGCCCTAACGTTTCCATTTCGTGATAACGTACAGCATCTATTGCGTGGTCGTTTTTGCCCTGCGGTTTGTTTAATGTTTTTCCAGACTTGTCAGCATCCCAACAGTAAGACCTTAATTCTTTAATTAAATTTGTGCTTTGTGAAGTAACTAAATAATTTTGCGACTGCATTATTTGTATTCCGTAGTTTACACTATCTGCTCCCTTTGTTACTCCTTTTATTTGTTGTCCTGTTCTTCGTATTTCTTCAATACTTTTTGGCTCAGAACTATCTGCGTATGCTATTACGTGTTTTTGTAGTTTCTTTGCTATTTCGTTATTCAATAAACTTGTTTGGTAACATATTTCGTTAAGTATTCTTTGCCCGTTGTAATTGTAAACTTCTACTATGCTTGTCGGGTCGTTTGAATACCCGAAGTCTAAACCGTAACCAAGTAAACGTGCTTCAGGCGGTATTGTGTCAATTAGTTTGTAGTTTGAAAATATAACTCCTTCTAACATTCCGACAAGACCTTCGCCATATACACGCCACCAATTAGCCCAATAACTGCTTGTCGTGGCTTTTAAGCGGTTCTTTTCTATTTCCGTTACTATTCGTTCATCTAACGCTTCGTTGTCCTTGTACGTTAAAATTAAAAAGTCTGTGTCGGGTTCGTCTTTTAGTTCCGTATGTACCCAAAATTCATTAGCTGGGTTAAAGTCAAGGTATATTCGTTTTTTTGTACGTATTGCAAGTTCGTTGTAACTTTCAAATGTTACGTTGTTACATTCGTTTATGTACAAAATATCACGTCTTGCACCCCTTAATTTAGAACTATCGTCTGCGCTAAAAAATTCTATATAAGAACCGTTTGAAAATTCGTACCTTAATAAAGATTTGTTAAACTTGTCTTCAAAGAACCTGTTACTCCAACGCATTATTTTGACGAAGTCTTTTAACGCGCCCCTTCGTAAGTGCGGTATGCTTTCAGCTACAATACTTATTTCCGTGTTTTTATGCTTTGTCGCTATGTCTATTAATAAAGGAATAACGCCAAAAGTTTTACCCGCTGACGTACCGCCTTGAATTATTTTTATTCGCTTGTCTAACTTTGCAATTTTACTAATTGCAGTCGTCCGTATTAACATCAGGAAATAAAGGTTGTTCTATATTTGTTTGTTCTATTTGTTGAACAGGCGCACCATAGCCACTATCCATAAGTGCTTTGTATGCTGAAACATCGCCGTCTCGCATTTTTTTAACCATTGCTAAAGTTCCCAAGTCTTCTTGACTTAAAGTTTCTTCAACGCCTGTTATTGGGTTCTTTGCCTTTTGTGTTGTTTCTAACCAAAGACGTGCTATTGTGCTTCGGTTTCTACTTCCTTTCGGTCGTCCGTTTTTTTCGGGTTGGTATTCCGCACTAAACTTTTTTAAATTTTCTTCGTTTGGCATTTTCTCGTTTTATTCACGTTAATTTAATATTTGTCCGTTGCGTTTTATTTCTAAACTCGGGTCAAGTTTTTTCATTCGGTCAATTATTACTTGACAATATTTTGGGTCTAATTCCATTCCGTAACATTTGCGTTTAAGTTGGTGTGAAGCAACCATTGTTGAACCTGAACCTAAAAATAAATCTAATATATTCATTCCTTCTTTACTACTATTATTTAAAGCATTTTCTATTAAAGGAATTGGCTTCATTGTTGGGTGTAAATCATTCTTTAATGTTCTTTGAAATTCCCATATATCTTCTTGCTTGTATCTTTCTCCGTAAAATGAATTTTCAGGACATCCATAAACAATAGGTTCATATCTACTTTTATAATCTTTTCCACTTAATGTAGCTTGGTTCTTTTTCCATATAATAATTGACTTCCAATTAAACCCCATTTCTTTTAAAGGAGTTAATAATAAATCTAATTTTAAATCACAAAAACTAAAATACCAAGCACCTTTATTAAATAAAGTAACATTTGACAATACTTCTTTCATAAAATCAACAAACTTATCATCTGGCATTGAATCGTTTTTAATCTTATCGTGCTTTGAATTTGCTCCTTTATGCCCTAATATTTCAATTCCGTCTTTTGTTGTGTTTGATAAATCTTGACCTTTAAAATCTACATTATAAGGCGGGTCTGTAAATACCATATCCGCTTTTTGTCCGTTCATTAACTTTGCTACTTGGTCGCTATCGGTACTATCTCCGCAAAGTAAACGGTGTTCGCCTATTTCGAATAAGTCGCCTAAAACAATATCGGTTGTTATTTCGTTTGGTATTTCGTAATTGTCTTCTTCTGCTTCTAATTCCTGAACGCTTACGTCTAACGGCAAGTCTAAACCCCAATTCTCTAACTTGTCGGTGTCCCATTCATTCGCTAAAATATCCCAATCCCATTCTCCAAAACCTACGTTGTCTTTAACTATAAATTCGTCTTTTTGTTGCTCAGTTAAATCTTTTGCCTGTACAATATAAACTTCTTTTAACCCTGCTTCAATACAAGCTTTGTGTCGCATATTTCCACCTAAAATAATATTGTTTTCATCTACTACAATTGGACGTAGTTCTAACATTTGTGGAAACTCCTTAATTGAGTTGACTAACTTTTTAAACTTGTCGTCTTTTATTAAACGTGGGTTTTTTGGGTTTGTCTTTATGCTGTTAATTTTAACCTTCGCTACTTGCATCTTCTGTTTGTTCTGGACTGTACTCGTTGTAAATTACTCTTAACTTACTTACTAAATCTCTTAAACAACTTGAACAGGTGCTGAACGTTAATTTTTGGTTTAGTACTCTGTTGTTTATTGCTATTAGACTTGTTTGTTCATCGCTTGTTAAGGTGTTCGTGTTTTGCTTAAAATAAGTGTCTAACGTGTTAAACTCGTCTTCTGTTAAACACAAAGGTTTTGCATACGGAAATAGTTTGTTTAACTTTTCTTTACGTTCGTCACATCCGCAGTCTTCACCTGCAATAAATTTAACAAGTTTGTCAATTCCTGTTGCTTCTGTAATTTTTGCGATTGTATCGCCTAATCCTTTACTTTTCATTTTTTCTTTTTTATTAGTTCGTAATCTTGGTTTATAAAATCTTGGTAGTCTTCACCTACGTTATTTTTAATTCGTTTTTTACAAGTCTTAACCGTGTTGAATATACTTGTTACACTTATGTTAGTTTCACTACTTATTTGTCTTAAACTTTTATTCGTGTTTTTGTACAGTTCAAATAATTGTTTGTCGTACCAGTGCCAACTATCACATTCAATATCTACGTTATTCAGCAAGTCGTTGTAAGCTTCGTTTTCTTCTGTGTTGTTTTCTTCTGCTAAATTATATACATCGTCTAAAGGTATAAATTTAATTTTGTTGTTTTTGTTCACGTGCTGAAGGAAAGTATTTTTTAAAGCTAACCACATATAACCTTTACTTATGTTTCCGTCTTTAAATAGTTTTTCTTCGCTACTCCACTTCATAAGCATTATATAAGTTTCCTGTACTATGTCTTCAGCAAAGAAATATTCGCCAAAAGTGTTAACCATTTTAACCCATTCGTTGTGATGCTTCGCAACTTTATTTAACCATTCCAATTTTTAATTGTTTAGATATTAAGCAAATGTATGATTAATTTTTTAACAATAACAAAACGAATTTATTAACAATTAGTTGTGTATAACAAAACAACCTGAAAATAACCTTTTGAAAGGTTGGTTTAACCTATTGAAAGGTTGGTAACAAAAAAAGCGCAAACAATTAAGTCTGCGCTTACGTTTTTAAGTTAAAAATTTTATCTATTTACGAAGTAATCTATTTTTTTAAGCGTTGAAAGTGAAACGTCTTTGCCCTGAAGAAAATTTGTAAGCTGGAAAAAATGAAATTTGTTTCCTTTGTCCTGTATTTCTTTTACTATGCTGTTTCGTTTTTTAAAAGCTAAAATCTTTTTTAATTCAGTTCGTAACTGTTCGTCTTGTATGTGCATATCAAAACGGTAAATCGTCGTTTACATCCAGCGTTTTGTATTGTGGCTCATTATTTTGAATTTGTGGCTCACCTTTTACAAATGGCTCACTAAAACTTACTGAAAAGAATTTAACTCCCTTTGCTGAAGTTTTCATCCATAACGCTATTTCCATTTCTTTACCGTTTACGTTTACTTTACCTTTGTAATCTGGGTGATTTTCCGCTTTTTTGTTGTCGTTCTTAAAAATTGCACCTGTGTTGTTTCTTGTTTCCATTTTTATTTATTTAGATTGTTTATATTCGTGTTTTAATCGCTCCAAGTATAGAACAAAATCCATCGCTTCTTCTTGTGCGTGTGTAAGCCATTCTAACGTGCTTAAATCCGTTCGTTCTAGCGTTGTCTTGTATTTCTTTATTCCAGCTTCTGAACGTTCTTTAAATTTAGCCATTACGCTTAAAACGTTTTTGTCTTGTATTTGTATGTTCATATCAACCAATTAAATAAATTGTAAATACCAACGGCAGCAAACCCATAAATTGCTATCCAAATAATAATTGCGATTGTTTTCTCTTTCATATTGTTTCTATTAAACTGTTAAAATAAATCCTTGCTTCTTCTACTTTGTTTTGTATTTCCCAAATTACAGTTTCGTCACGTTCTATTTTAAAGACTTTTACTTTTGTTTGTTCTGGCAAATGGTCGAAGTTATGTTTCTTTTCTACGTATTCTCGCAGCTCTGCGTCTTCGTCAATTTTAAATTGTTTCCAATGTTCGCGTCTAACTTCGTCTTCAACTATTTCTAACGGTGTGTTTACTAAACAATAACAAAGTAGTGCTTCGGTCTTGCCTGTTAGCCACATATAACCCTGTAATTGATAGTAATA